GGTACACCAGGCGCAACGCGTCTTGCTCATCGCGCGCCAGCCCGATTTCCGCATACAGATGGCCGGTGCGGCTGTTCAGCTCGGCCCGCACTGCGATCGATGACACGATGCCGCTATCGACCAGCCATTGCAGCGCCTCCTCGATGTAGCCGCGTGCCAACCGCGCCAGATTGCCGGTGATCTCCCGGCGCTGCAGCAGATACAGTCGGCTGCCGAAGTCGGCGCCCCACCAGCCCCACACGTCGTCGCTCCGGTCGTCCTCGCGCGCGCGGCGCCAGGTGAACAATGAGGCGATGACGGTCGTTTCCAGGTCGTGCCCGTCGAACGCCAGATCGCACTGCGCCCAGCCGGTAACGGCCCGCGACTGATCGCCGAACTTGATCTGCAGCGAGTGGCTCATTCCGGCGCCGACAGCAACAGGGAAACGGTGCGGCACGACGCCGCGTTCTTCTGCGCCCCCAGTAAGCTCGGCGCGGTAGCGACCATATCCTCCGCTTTGGCCAGTCGGGCCATATGGTCGGCCAGGTCAGACAACAGCCCGGATTTCTCCGCCGTCAGCGCCGCGAGCTGCTCCGGTGTCAGCCCGCCCGCGGCAATGGCCGCATTGATCGCAGCGATTTGGCCATTGAGCCCTGCAATCGCCGCGTTCAACCCGTCAATCAGTGCGTTTAGCGACGCCACCACGGAGCCAATCAGCGCCTCCAGCTCGGCCGCCATGCCGTCCACCAGCCCCAGCGCCATCTCCATCATCAAGGCCTTGAACGCCGCCGGGTCGAGGGCGTCGACCAGCTTTTGCACCAGCATGAATCCGGCCTCGAACCCGCTATAAAACGGCGCCATCACGGCCGCCGCTGCTGCTGCGGGTGTCTCCGCCAGCGCGGCCACCAGCATCGAAATGCCCTTATAATGTGCGGTGATGTTGTTCTCCGCCTGACTGAGCCGCGCCTGCAAGCCTTGAATCTGCCGGTTCAGCTCGCTGCTACAGGCCTGATCGGTGCCCGCCACGTCAGCCTCCCGCCGTAAAGTGAATTTGCCCAGCGGTCATCGTGACCGCCGCGGCGCCATAGCGCAGTTGCAACTGCTCGGCATTGGCCGTGATCTGCGCAGCGCCGATGCGCACGTACAACGCCGGCTCGGTCGTCAACGCGACGCGGCTCGTCGCGCCCTCGTGCTCGGCCTCCGGATCATCCGCGCTGGTGTACAGCACCACATCACCCGGCTGGCAGGTGCGCGGCCGGAACCGTCGATCCGAGGCGACTGCCACCACGCGATAGGTGGTCCCGCCGATATCGATCAGCAGGCACTCGGACCCTTTGCCATCCGCGCTGATCGGCTCCGGGTGCGACGTCAGGCCGTACACCTGCATATGCTCGATCTGGTCCAGCAGCTGCCGCGCGACGCCGTGGACCTGAACCCGCTGCGCCGCGCCCGCGTCGTCAGTGACCTGCTCGATCACGCCACGGCGGATCATTGCGGATACCCCATGTCGGCCGGGATCGTCGCGACCCCCGCCGTCGACACCGCCGCCGGCAGCCGCGCCTCCGGCAGCACCAGCGACAGCCGACAGGTCGTGCCGCCCTCCACATCCTGGATGTAGTTCACGGTGTCGATCAGCAGTTGGCGGCGCACGCCGAGGAAGTCGTCGCGCACGTTGACCAACCGATTCTCGCGCCACAGCTCGTTACCGCTGCCGACCCAGCCCTGCACCACGTACTCGATGCCGAACGACGCGGCGATGGCCGCTTGGCGCTCTTGGATCGCGCGCGCTTCGGCCTGTACCGTCGTCAAACCAGTTTCAGCCGTGATCACCTTCAGCCGATTGCGCCCGATATCCCGGTCGGTGACCTCGCCGAGAATCTGCGCCGTGTCCAGTCCGAACCGCTCATCCGTGCTGGCTTGCTGGCCGATCACGCGGTAGGTGTTGAACCGCGACGATTGGTCGTCACGATACGACGCGCCCAGCACATTCACCTGCTCCCCGGGCATGACGATGATTTCATTCGTCGTCGTCAGCCCAGCCGTGCGCGACAGCACCAGATTGCCAGTCGGCGTATCCGACAGATACCAGCCGGCCCGGCCCGCAGCATCCTGGATCGCCTCGAACGCCAGCCCGTCGCGCGCCTGGACCGCGAACTCTTCGCCCGCACCACCCAGCGTCAGACCGGACGCATCGCCGATCACTTCGACGGCCACGGCGAACTGCGTCGCGATGCGGCGGATCACCTCGACCGCGCCCAGCCCCAGGTATTGCAATGGGTCCAGCCAGGAATCGACCAGATCAGCGGTGCGGCTGCGGCCAGAGATTGCGATGTCGTGCGACGTCGCGCTGTAATTGATCTCGACCGCGTCGATATGGCCGGTGATCAGCGTCTCGCCGCCGAATGCCACGGTGCACGCATCGCTGGGATTGACCCGGACCCGCAGATCATCGCTGTCGTTCAAACTTACCTGGAACGCCGAGCAGGCCTGCGTGATCGCGCGCGACACCAGCGCTTGTGTCCAGCCGTGCATTTCCACGCCATCGATGATCAGCGCCAGGCGGCCGTCAGCGGACATCGACCGACCTCCGCAGCTCGAGTCGCTCCGACTGCACAAACCCCGGATGGCGGATCCGGTTGCGACTCACGATCGCCTGTTCCTGCGCCACGTCGCCATATTCGCGGTACGCGATCACCAGCGCTGGCAACGGCTGATGCACTGCGCGATAGACGATCCGGTCCAGCGTCGGCGCGCGCTCGGCGATGTCATCGCCCAGCCGCGCTTTCTGCCGGCTCAGCTGCCGGTACACCACATCCATATTCTCGGCCGCCGCCAGCGCCATCACGGTGTCGAGATTGGCAAGCGCCCGCGACCACGCCTCTTGCGCCTCGTCCAGGCTTTGGAAATCGATGTAGGTGACCGCGCGCGTGAACTCGACCGCCGCCGCCGTTTTCAACGCCACCTCGGCGGCGCGAATCGACTGCCGCAGCAGCCGCTTCTTCGGCGTGTTGCCCACCGGCAGCAATGGCTCGACCGCGATAATCTGCTCCAGCAGCGTCATCGCCTGATACGGGGTGATCGGCGACGAGTCGCCGACCGGCGCCGCCGTCGTGATGCTGCCCGAGGCCTCGCGCAGATTGCGCGCCACAAACTCGGCGGTGATCGCCGGCGGAATCGCCAGCAGCCGCGCCACCGTCGCGCCATCCTCGATGTCGGTCGCATCCAACTGCGCCATTCGGCGTTGCACGGCATTGTTGGGAATGCGCCGCGGCGGCGCGGTCGCCGTGCCCATAAATGTGGTGAAAACCGACTTCAGCGTGCCGGGCAGCTTCGACACCACGTAAGCCAGCGTCAGCGCGTCTTTCACCAGCGCGTAAATGTCGGCAATGGCGTTGCGAATCTGCAGCGCGAAATTGACGACCGGCTGCGGGATCTCGTTTTTCCCCGACTCGATAAATCGTAACTCGAAATCCGCGCGGAACAGCGCGCCCACGCGCGACTCGGTCACCGCGCACGATTCGCAAATCGCCTCGAACTGGCCATAGTCCGGATGCTGCAGCGTGCCAGCCTGCGGCGTTTCGCACGCCGTGATCAGCTCGTTGCGCGCCAACTCCCAATTGCGGCCGATCACAAACCCCTGGATGGTGAACTCGCGCGCGCGGCGGCCCATATCCTCCATGTAGGGAATGTCGTACTTAGGAAACTGGTGCTGCGCGATACGTCGACCGAATGTATTCGCCGTCGACACCGCGAAAAACGGCACCCCGCGGAACGAACACCGCAGCGCCCCGGGCCGGCCGGCCAGCGTTGAACGGATGTCGTTTAGCGCATCGCGGGCCCCACCGACGACGCCGGCGACACCCCGGATCGGATCGTACGGGACGCTCACGCGTAAACCCTCGCGACGCCGAATCGATTGCGCCCGACGTTCACCCGGGTCCGCGACTGCCCGTCAGTCGCCGTCTTGGTCAGCACCCGCGCGCGGCGATCGTCCTGGATAATCGTGATCTCATTGTCCACGCTCACGCGCTGCTCGCGCGGCGCGGGCGACTGGTATGACCGCGGCGCCGGCAGCCGCACCGATGGCGCGCGCAGATCGGCAAACCGCCCCGCACCGGCGATGGCGCGTTCCACATCGGACTGCCGCGCACCACCCACCGCTACGCCTTTATAGGCATGAATCGCTCGGCGCCAATCGCCACCGAAACGCTGCAGCAAGTCGCGCATGTAGCGCGCTGCGGCGTCGAGCGATTTCAGCGGGTCCCGCCGGTCGTCTGGGCTCAGCCCGTAGGCGCGGCCGGTGGCTTTCGTGAACTGCGCAATGCCGGTGGCTCCCGTCCGCGACACGGCAGACGGGTTAAACCCGGACTCCGAGTGAATCAGGCTGGCAAACAACGCCGGGTCAATGCCGTAGCGCTGCGCAGTCATGCCCGCGACGCCGGCCCAGTTGTTGGAGAACGCGCCCATCGGCTGGCGGGTCAACGACTGCTTGAACGCCTGCGGGACGCCGAATTCGCGGCCGTCCGACTGCATATAGTCGAGCAATCCGCGCATCCCGTCGCGGATGCCGGTGACGGCCCGCGTGAACCGGTCTTGAATCGCCTCGATGACGCCGAGCACGCGGGTGCGAATCGTTTCCCATGCGCCCAACAGATCGTCGCGCATCACGGCAAAGCCTTGCCGCTTCTCCGCAACGAATCGCGTGAACCAATCTTTCAGCGGCTCCCACTGCGCGATCACCGTCCCCGCAGCGGCGCCAACTGCCAACACTGCGAGGCCCCAGCCGGACGCCAGCCCGGCTACCATCATGATCGTTTTGCCAATGCCGGCGATCGCCGACCCCAGCCCGACGCCCAGAAACAACCGCCCGGCCGTCTGCATGCCCAGCAGCCAGCCCAGCGCCTTTTGCCCGTTGCCGGTGACCCGGTCCAGCGCCCCGACGATGCCGTCCCAGGCCGTTCGCAGCATCCGCACGACGCCGGCCGCCCCGGACAGCGTGTCCGTCAGGTCCACCCAGAACCCAGCCAGGCGCGTCTGCTCAGACTGCGGCAGCAACCCCAGCAACTCCCGGCCGATGCCGGCAATACCCTCCGCGACTGACGCCATCGCGCCGCGCAGATCGCCGGAGAATAGCCGCGTGGCGAACCGCGCGACGGCGTCCGTGGCACGCACCAACGATTGACTGATTCGGCTGATGAAGTCGGCGCCGCGCTGACTGCCCAGAAAAGACGAAAACGCCTGATCGATCTGCGACAGCCGCGCCTTGACTGCTCCGAATGCGCCGGCATCGGCAATGCGCTTTTGCAGCATCGTCCACGAGTCGCCCACCATGGATAGCAGGCCGGAGTACGTTTTCATCGCGCGCTCCGACGCGCCGGCGTTCTGCTCGATCATCACCGCAAACAGTTTGCGCATGACGTCGCGATTCAGCTTGCCTTTTGCGGACATGTTATCGATCTGGTCTGCCGTCGCGCCGGTCGCCTTGGCCAGCAGTTCCATGATCGGGACGCCGTTCTGCACCAGCGTGCGGATCCCGTCCCCTTGCAGCTTTCCGCGCGCCCAGGCCTGGCCCAGCTCGCGCGTGATGGCATCCAGCGTCTCGGTTTTGGCGCCGAGTGCCGAGGCCTGCTCGACCGCCGCCCGCAATGCGCCAGAGTACGGATCGATGCCGAAGTTCTTCAGGGTCAAAAACGACTGTGTGAGCCC